AGAAGTATCAGCTCTTAAATCTGCTAACTCTTCATTTTGTGTAAGTTTTCTGTCAGTGCTTACTTGATCTTGCATAAGTTTAGCTCTTTCAATTTCTTGTCTATTACTCGTTTCTTGTTGTTTACGATCATTTTCCATTGCACGTAAATCTACCTCACGTGATTTTAGTTTTAATAAAGGATCAGAATCAAACTGTGATGTAATTCTTTTTTCTTCCTTCATAAACTCTTCAGTCATTTCAGCAATTAACACAGCTTTTCTTGCTTCTATTTTTATAGATAATTGTTGTGCTTCCATTTGTGCTTGTTGTTGCAGTTGTGGATTTATCTGTGCTTGTTGTTGCATTACTTGCATCTGTTGGACTTGTTCAGCAAACTCCATTTCAACTTGTTCTTGTCCCATTAAGGAAATATGCTCTAAACAATTTTTTTGAATAGCGATCATGACTGGTGGATTATTTCTAACTAAATTAGTTTCCATAAAGTTTAAGTGTGCTGTCATGTGTGCTTGGTGATCTTGTCCTCTAAAAGCTTCAAAAGGTTTTTGAGTTATAGCATCAATGTGTTCTAATGCCGGGTCTTTTGGTTCTTTTGGTGCAGGTGGTGGCAAAATTTTATCGATATCTTTTACACCTAATGCTTCATACATTTTTCTATAAATTACATACATGTTATGTAATTGTGGATTAGAAGTTGCTAGTTGCAATTCTGTTTGTGCTATTGTTATTCTTTGTGACATTGAAAATATATTAGGGTCAGCTACAGGAATAATATCTATTCTGTCATCAAAATCTGTTAACTTAACATTTCTTTCACCACCAACAACATCGTAAGGATATTCAGGTGGTAAGTATGTTTTAAATACTTTTGCTAATGTTTTAAATTCTTGTCTTAGCGAAGAATATAATCTTTTATGAATTGCAGACATAACACGTGATCCACGTTCTAATAATGCAACTGTAGTTCCAACTGCAGCGCCTTGATTACCGTCGCCAACTTGCATATCAGCAATAGCTGCAAATCTTTGACCTGCTTGTACAACAATACCCATTAATTGTAATAGTGTTGGACTTGGTTCTTTGTATGGCAAAGGAAAAAAAGCATCTCTTAAATTACCACCTGGTGCATCTACATCTTTAAACTCTCCAGGTTGGATTGGTTGTGCTTCATCTTTTATTCTTATTCCTCTTTGTTTAAAACCTGCTGGCAGATTAGATAACGTTCCCGCATCCAAGAGCTGTCTTAAAGCAGAGGTCGCCGTACGCGATAATCCACCAATCATGTGAATTAGACCGAAACCGTAGAACCCCAAACCCGGTAAAAATTTAAAGTGAACAAAGTATTCTATCTTTTGTTTTTTTGGATCGTTTTGTTCAAAATTTCTTTTGATTGATAAAACTTCTCTTGATCCTTCGTCGATTGTTACAATATATGGAAGTTTAATTCCTGTTGGTTGTCCGTCTGGTCCAATATCTTCAAAACCCTCAATGTCAAGATTAACATGACATTCTAACAAGGTAAACATTTCTTCTGCTTTACCTGTTTTTTTAGTTCCGTCTAATTCTCTTTCTTTTTTAGTAACTTTATCTTCTGTGTCCGTTGGTTTAGTTAATTCTACATCTTTATAAAAACCATTTACCTGTTGTTTACGTAAAGCGTTTTCTGATATTTTAATTACATGAATAATCGCTTCCGCATCCTCTAATGAGGTAGCAGAATACGGAACGACTAAATCATCTGCCGGAACAAACTTTGATACAGCTCGTCCTAGTAAATCGTCATAATAAACTTTTTTAAATGTTGAACCTGCAAGAGGTAAATGAAATAACATTTGATCAAACTCTGGTTCATACTCTTTCATGACATCCATAATTTGATAATTCATAAAATCTTTTACTCTTTGTGATTGTTGTTCTTTTGGTTGATCAGATACACCTAATATTTGTGTTCTAACTGGTCCTTCAGCAGGTAATAATTCTTTGTAAGCCCCTGCTTGAAACTGTGTTACTGCTTCTGCAAGAACAGGGTGTGTTGCACCACTTGCTCCTTGAAAAGGTTCTGATCTGTTTTGATATTTAAATCCTAAAAGATCTAATCCTTTAATATAACTATCTTCCCATTCTTTTCTTGATGCTTTGTAATCTGTGTAATTAGATTGCATTTCAGATCCAATTGGATCTAAGATATCTTCAGGTAATAGTTCTGCTAGATTGTCAAAATGATTTTCTGTGCCAGGAATTTTTTTCATGCCGGGTTCAAAGTCTAACTCAACTCCGCCATCTTCTAATTGTGTAACATCAAAAGGTACATCAGATTCAGTTCCTTGATCTATAAGATCAACCTCTAATTCTGGTCTTTTAATTTCAACTCTGTTATTTACGTTTGGTAAAGCTTTGTCTATTTCGGCCATTTATTTTTCCTTTTGTAATTGTTTTAACCTGTTTTAAGGGAACATTCAACCCTTGTGGGTTAGGCCCTCTTAATGGGGGTATAGTTCTTGTCAATCTTTTTATCATTGAAAATCTTTTAATATTTCTTCTATATTAACACCTTCAACCGTGTCCAAGATATCACCTTTTTGTGGTCCAGTAGTTCTTATGTATGAAGTGTCTTCTGTATACTCATCAGCTACGTTAGGTGTCGTTTCATCAACCTGACCTTTTCCAGGTTTATAATTCATATAAACATCTTCTGCTAAAGTTTCATCATAGTATTGAGGGTTAGCATCATCTATTTTAATTCTTTGAATTGTTATTTCACCTGTTGCAACATCTTCTGTTAATTCAAAATCTTTGTATTTTGTAACAACTTGTCTTTCTTGTGTTGAATATTTTGGAGTTACATCATCACCTAGTTTTCTAATTTTTTCAACAAGATCAAAAAAATACGGTGGCACTCCTTTTGCAACTTGAGCTGTAGCTTTTTCTGCAGTTTTAGTTGCTACCGCAACCTCATCTCCAATTCCTAACATTTTAGCAAGAACAACTGTTGCACTAGCACCTGTCACCTGTAAAAATTGTCTTCTATCTGTTCCGCTTGCTGTTAACACGGAGTCAATATCTTGTTCTAACAATTGTTTAGTATCGTCATTAACAGGTAATTTTTTTGTTTTAGCATAAGAATTTAATAATTTTAAACCAGGAAATATAGGTGCAACTATTTCTGCCCCAAGTGCAGCGGTTTCTGCAACCTTAACAGGTAATGATGAACTACCTCGTGCTATCATTTTCTTTTTCTCTTCATTAATAATTGTATCAAGGCCCACTAATTTTTCTGTAGAAGTAGGCGTTATGTTGTTTAAAAAATTGCTAAATATAGGTCCACCTACAAATTTTACATTATTATTTTCTGGTGTTTCACCATAGTCAAGTATTTCATTATCACCTTCTCTTGCGTAAGATGATTTAATTTTAAACAATGGTTTTTGTATTAAATCAGAAATTAAATTACCTGTTGCAGGAATTATTCTTGCACCAAACTCAGCAACTCTTAATCCTGCTCTAGTTGCCATGTCAGCGTAGTATGGAATATTTTTTGGATTTGTTAAATCTGCAACCTGTGCAATTTTAGATTTACTATCGTCAAATGTAATTGGTGTGTCGTCTAATGTAACACTATCAATGTTATTAAATTTAAATTCTAGTTCGTTTAAAAAATCATTACCTTCAAGTTGTGGGTTTGGTGAACCGTTTTCATAGTTAATCCTGCCACCATTTGCATAGTTCATGATCTCTTGATCAGGGATCACGCCTCCTGCTGCTTTTCCTAATCCTCTTCTTTCCATAGCACCTAACGTTGATGCATCTCCAAATTCAAATTGTTCTATGAGATCTTCTATTATTTCTGGTGGAAAATCAGCGCCATTAGGACCATAAAATTCTTTTAACTGTTCTATTTTTTGATCTATTATACTTTGACCATATTGAATTTTTTCTTCTTTAGATAAATTTTTATATTTTGTAACATTAGGGTTTAATAGATCTACATTACCAATAATAAATCTTGGATCAACATTTGACATATCAACACTAAAATTATCTGCTGTTAATTTATCTCCAATTTCTGGCACAGATATATTTAATTTTCCAACTACTTCTTTGTGAAAAGGTAGTTTTTTTGAAACTTCGCTAGCACTTTCTATGGCACTGTCGTAATAATTTCTAACTTCATCTACTGCTTCTTCTACTGTTCCAATATTTTTTTCTGTTATTTTTTTATTGTAAAATCTGTTTAATTTTTTTAAAGCAGTTTCTAATTTTGCAGATGTTTTTGCTAAAACTTCGTAATTAATTTCTTTTCCTTGCCACGTATAGTTTTGAATATTAAAAATTTTATCTGATAATTTTTTATCATTTAACATGGAAATTCTTTCAGTTAATGCAATAGGAACAGGGTTGTGTCCAAGCTGTGCAACAGAATCAGGAAAATACAATTCGTTTTTTCCTAATGTTTTGCTCATGGCTTTGTTAATTTGACGATTTAAAAGAGTAAAATCTGTTCCATCTACTTTTGATCTTAATTTAAAATTTTCTGAACTTTTCTTTTTTATACTAGAATCATATTTTCTAGATTCATAAATTTTTAATTTATTTTTAGAGTAATCTTTTAATGCAGAAATTGTTTCATTTAATCTAAATCCTTTTTTACCTCCAGGCATTTCTATAGGTGTTAAACCTTGATCTTTTAATACTTCAGCAAAAAAAGTATTAGATCTTTTTTTATTTGTATCAATACCTAAAATGTCTTGTAATTCTTGTCTGTTATAAACTTTATTTTTATTTACTTTTAGTTCTTTAAGCCTGTTGTTGATAATTGCAGGACTATCTTTTAAGCTATTAGTAAAATCTACAAAATTTACAGGAACTTTTGACAGTTCAATGTTAGATTCTAATGTATTTTGTGTTGTTTCAAATTTAAAACCTGATCTGTTTGCAGCATTTAATATTGATGTGTATAAACTTTCAAATTTTTTGTCTCCTGTTTTTTTATCCATTTGCGGTAGACCAGCTACTTCTCTTATTGCAGATTTTAAATTACCTGCGTGTTTTTGTTTTGAATACGTATTTAGTTTTTCGAAAAAAGGAATATTAGTTTTTTGAGGAATAGATTCTCTTGTTCCTTGAGCGGGACTACCTGTTATTTTAACAGTATCTTTCCAACTTTTATTTTCAAAATCTTTTTTAAGATCTTTTAACGTATCTCTAATTTCTTTTGAAGTTAAAGCTTTTTCTATTATGTTTTCAACAAATTTAGGATCTTTAGGATCAAATTCTGGAGGTATAATATTATTTTCATCATCAAGTTTTTCAATTTCTTTTTTATCATCACCTTCGTCTTTACTAAAAAGTATGTCAGACAATCTTTTAGCACCTGCACCAATAGCTAAAGGAGGTATTACTGCTCCACCTACATCTATTGGTCGAAAATCATTTGAATCTATATCTCTTGTTGGAAACAATGGATTAAGAGTCATGACCTCAGCACCATTTTCATAGTTCTGTCTCATCATCCCGCCATTTGCTGCGTTATCTCTAAACGCATTATCAAACATGTCTCTTTCAATAGTCTTAGGAGGGGTCGGTGCATCTGATGCAGGGAACAAGGTTCCTGGACCAAACTTATCGTCTATTGTTTTAATAATCTCATCAGTTTCTGCGCTAGCAAAATACTTCTCACCTAAATTAGGTGTTTCTACATCATCTAGTTGTCCAGTTACTGGGTTGTATATATATTTCATTCTCCTCCTCCTGGATCAAATGGATCATTGTAAGAACCATCAGATTGTACACCCGATCGGCCAGTAGCATAAGAACCACCTTGACCACCGGTCTCTTGTCTATACGCCCTATTTATTCTAGCTTGATCAGCTTGTCTTTGTTGTTCTTGCGATGCTCTTTGTCTTCTTAATGTTTCTATTCTTATTTTTTCTTTTTGTTCAGCAACTTTAATTTTATCTTGCACTTTTTTTAATTCTAAATTTTTTATTTGATTTAATGTTTGATTACCATATTTTTTATAATTACTTAAAAAGGCTATTTTTTGTGGAGTGCTCATACCATAAGGTATTTTTGATCCCGCATAATTAGCAGATATATCTTCAAAGGGTTGTGTTAAATATTTATTGTCAGGAACATAATCATAATCTTGAATACCTGTTAGACCAGGATAATTCTCTGCATAACTTTTAGCACTACTAAATATATCTTTACCCTCTTCAAATAAACTAGCTATGTTAGCACCAAAAATTCCAAGATCACCTGCTAAACGAGAATTTGCTGGGATTGGTGTTTTACTACTAATGTAATCTATAATAGCATCTTTTCCAGCTGATATTCCTAACCCATGTCTAATATCAGATGAGAAACCTTGTTTATCAAATGGACCCTTGTTAGAATTAAAAGGATCTGGACTTCTAAGCATTCTAAATGAAGATAAATTTTGATTTTGATCTTGAACTGGCATAGATACAAAATTTTGAAGATCTTGATAATTTTCAGGACCATAACCCATAGCACTTGTAAGATTACCTACTCTAAAAGCTTCATTTGTTTTATCAAAAAACGTTTGTTGTCTTTCGTTGATGGCTGTTGGAAATTTTCCACCTCCTCTTTTTAAATCAACACGTCCTCCCTCTGCCATGTTAAAGTCAGGGTCATCATCAGTTAAATCTTTTAATTCTTTAATTTCTTCGTCTGATAATTTTCTTTCAGGTTGTTCATTTACTTTAAACTCTAAATCTTCTTTTCTAAATCTTTTTTCTAACCCTTCTAATTCAAATATTTCATCTTCACTTATTAATCTATTATCTCCAGATAATTCTGCTTCTTCAAGTTTATTTTTTAAAAATTTTAATCTAGCTCTAGTAACAGAACCAGCTTCAGGATCTAGCTTACCCATTTTATATTGTGCAAACATATCAGCTTCAAATTCTTTACTATCCTTTAAAGCTTTTTTTGCTTCACCAACAGTGCCATCCATCATCCAATATTCAGTGTCTCCTAGTTCTGCTTCGTAATCCATAATTTCATCGTCAGTTAATAATCTTTTGTCATCGTCAACAGCTTTAATTCCTTCTTTTTTAGGAAACGGAAGTAGATCACCTTTGTCTTTAGGAAAAGTTAAATCAGACAAATCACTAAATAAATCATTCTGTCCTATATCAACACCAAAGAAAGGTTCTTCTGATATATCTTTTTGATACAATTTAAATTTACCTGGGTGTGTTCTTTTTAATGAATCTAAATATTGAAATTTATCGTTAGCGTTTTCCATAACTCTACCCATAATAGAGTCAGGTGTTTTATAAAAAGGACTGTCTCCTGACTTAATAGTTTTAGTCGCACTGTCTAATTCTTTAATACGTTCTAATTTTTCTACATCATTCATATAGTCTAATGCATTTGTTGGTCCGTCTTTTTTAAATGGTAGATAGTCATTATCTTTTAAAAATTTAATCATACCATCTGGTCCTTTAAGAGCAACTTCACCATCCATTGCTGCTTTGTTAATTGCATCGTCTAAATCGTCAAATATTTTTGTACCAAAGTGGTATTGTAAAACTCTGTTAGGATCAGGTGCAAAAAATTCTGCACCACCGTGGTGATACCTACCCGCTTTTATTGCTTCATATATTTTAGGGTCAAGGTTAATAATTCCTGCTTCATGGAGCTTGGGTAAATGATAACCACCCAGTGCTCTGTAGTTACCATTGTTTTTTTCGTACGCACGACCATTATAAAGTCTTTTCATACGTGCATTGTTGTCTTCTTTTTGTTTTTGTAAAATTTTTTCTTGTTTGCTTCCTGTTTTTGTTAAATCTTCTAGTTTTTCATTAGTTTTATTTATATATTCTAAAATATCTTCACCCTCACTACTTAAACCGGTGCTTTCTTTGCCTAAAAATCTTTTATTTTTAACAAACGAGCCGTAAAGTTCTTCTACGTCAATTTTTTGTGACTCTAGTCCTTTTGTAATGTCTGCAAGTACAATTTTTGACCGTTGTAGTACACCTAAATTGTAATTTAAATTTTGTTTTTGTAAATCACTTAGTTTGTAACCACCTGCACGTATAAATTGAAAAGTTTTTTGCCAATTTTCTTTTTGGTCATCAATAGATTGTCTAATTAAATTGTATCTGTCTTTAGGATCTAGTGTTTGTAAAAAATATTTACCAAATTGACCAGTTTGTGTAGGGTCCGTAATTTTTGACCCTATTAACGGGTAGTCTCCTGAAACTTTTTTAGTAATAGGTCTAATAATATTAGATTTAACATCATCAATACCACCTTTAGGCGTTTCTTTACCAACAAACTTAAGAGCTTCCTCTTTAGTTTTACCCATGTTCATCAATAATTTTATAATTTCATCCATTAATAGTACGCTTTTCTCCTCTGCTCTGTAGGTTCATCTTCATAATCTTCAGGGTGTTGGACAAAGCCGCCTTGTCTGAATCGCATAACGGCTTGAGTCATACTATCAACTAAGTCATCATGATCGCCATGTGGGAATGCAGCGCATTCTTCTATAACTTCATCTGCAAAATTTTGTTCTGGTGCCCATATCATACCAGATTCAAATAAAGGTGCACATGCATTTACTCTAGAATGCTTATCATTTCCTTTGCTCGGTGTAAAGTTAACAACTGGAATATTCATTTGTCTTAATTCATACGTCAAAGGCATTCCGGATGCTTTTCCTTCAATAATAACTGTTTCTGGTTGCCAGTATTTATACTGCTCTAAAGCTCTTCGACGTAGCTCTGGAAACTCCAAACGTTCTTTGATAGCATCTAATAACATCAAATTAGGTCCGGAGTCATTGTCGGGGTAAAATACACCCCATGTTGTTATTGCACTATAATCAGCTGTTTCCTTTTTTAAAAATGCTGTGTCATATGATTGTATTACATGATGCAGATCGGGTATCCAATCGTGATCCCATCTACGCCACCACTCACGTTTTATAATTGCACCTTCTTCACTAGTTGGTTGTTGCATCCATTGTGCGTTCCATTTGCCAACAGGTAGTGTTGCTTTTACTTTTTCTAACTCATCTATATTCCAATACTCAGGCCATACAGGTTCTTGCTTATTAGGTCCATGGTCCATGATTGCTGGAAATTCGACCACGTGCCACTGATCTGCTTTAGGTTCTTTTTGTTTAGATACCAACATACCTGTTAAATCTTTTGTAGACCAACGCGTCATGACACAAACTATCTTGCCGCCTGGTTGCAAACGTTGTCTTGGTCCTGATGTGTACCATTCATAAGCAGATTCCATTGCAGTATTTGACATTGCATCTTGCTCAGAATGTGGGTCATCAATAATTAATAGATCAGCACCCCGTCCGGTTATAGCACCGCCGACACCAGCTGCAAAATATTCACCACCTTGTGCTGTTTCCCACCTACCAGCAGCTTGCGAATCTTCTCTTAGTGTAGTGTCAAAAACTTTTCTATACTCATCACTATCAATTAGTGTCTTGGCTTTACGACCAAATCTTACAGCAAGTTCTCCTGTGTGAGTTGCTTGAATAATTTTTAATTTTGGATTACGGCCCACCATCCAAGCAGGAAGTAGAAATGATGCAAACTCAGATTTAGTGTGTCTAGGTGGCATGTTTACAATTAGTCTGTTTATCTTGCCCTCGGCAAGTTCATTAAATTTTTTTGCAATATGTCTGTGGTGAGCACCTTCTACAAACTCAGGCCATACACATTTTACAAAGGATAAAAAGTCATCTTTAGCTAAATTTCTAATTTTTTTTTCAGCATACATGACTTGTAGTTTTTTAAATTCTTTTCTTACGTCTGCAGGAAGTTTACTTATATCTACTTGATTTATATCCATAAAATTTTTTTAAAATTTTTTGCACCACTAACGATGTTCAAAACGATTTTTAACCCATTAAGAGTCTAAATCAAGCAATAAATGCAAAAGTAGTGGGACCCCTTTTGTGTGTAAGGTGTATAGGGGGTAAGTGTTATAATCTATATTGGGTTTGGGTGTGGTACCTCTATTGGATAACCCTAGGCGGTTGTCTGTGTTAACCCGCCTAGGGTAAAGAGTTAGTCTAACAGTGTCATGTATGCTGCTGCATTCATTCTACTAAACTTAGATAGTTTCTTCTGCATTGCAGAGTACTCCTCATCTTGTTCATGTTCCTTAATCTCGATGTATAACTTATGCTCATCTGGTGTTAGCATTGCTGATTGACCCGAGTATGGGTTCGTTGTCTTGATCTTTGTATCAAGTTTAATGTTGCCCTTATCATCTGCCATCTGCTCTAACTCCTCGATTGGTAAGTTCCACCAAGCTGTATTTGTATTTGTCATATAGGATAATCCTACTCTAATTCGGTTCTGTTGTCAACCCTTTGAATTGACGATCTTGGACCCCAATGAGTGTCCTCAGTTACCTTATGATAACCCCCACTCTCTCGTCTGTGTCTGATAAACTCAACCGGTCTGCCTTGTTCAATATTATCCATATGATAATCTAACCATGCATACTCGCAACCTGTACTGCAAAAGTATTTACCTCGTAGATAGTAATTATTTTGGTCCATAGTTTGACTTGCATAACGACCACGAACCACACCTCTAGATTTTAGAAACCTGTCCTGTGTAGTTTTAGTATGGCAATGTGGTCCTTGGCAAAAATGTTTGTTAGGCATTATCTGGTAACCCCCCAAACATTGACATTACACCGGCGAAAGAAATTAATATTCCTAACGTCTGATGTTCACCTGCGTGTAAAAAAGTTATTAGACCTAGCATTGCAATTATAAACCCTACTAGTATCATCATTAATCTCATTACTGTTTCCATTATTGCCTCACTTTCCATGTTGTAGTTGCTGTTCTATATCCATGACTATCTAAATCGTAATAGACATAATATGGAACACCTTTTTTAGTTGTGCCATATCTTGACTTTTCGTCATGTTTGCCTTGTCTTGTTATGTGTTTTTTGTGCTTACTTGCATAGTATGTAATGTAAAATGTTTTAGTCATATTATACCTTTCTAATTAATAGGACTATCCTATAAGAGATAGCCCTATTTGTCAAACTTTAATTTAGACTTTCTTCGTATTGTTTTCTAGCCATGATTTTCATTTCTCTAGTTTGTGTCTTATTCTTCATGCCTTTAATCATACTAGCCAAGTTGCTCGGATTATAGATTGTCAAGCCTGTTGAGTTAGTTCTAATTAACTCGGCCTCATCAAGTTCAATACCAAGTTCGGTTGCAAGTTCAATTCCCTCACTTAGATACCTGTATGCTTTTAATCCGATTTTTAATTGATCACATTGTTTAGTAATTGTATCAATCCACGTTTGATGTTTTGATACTAGATTTGCTTTTGCAGTTCTCCACATTTCAAAATGCTCATACTCTTGTTTAGTACAGGCTATTGCTCTTGATCTGCAATAAGATGTTCCAATGACATCAAGATAATAATTACTATCAAAATCTTTTGCCATGCCATTGTGTTCGCCACCATTATAATTACCACTACCACTATGCCCAAGTGCTTTCATACATTCTTCAACATGTTTAGTTTTATGTGGATTGTCTTTGTTTTCGTTTTGTTGTGCATAGATATCTGGGTTTAAGTCTTTTGCTTTTAGTTCTTCTCGGTAATATGCAACTGCAAACTTTTTACCATCTTCATCACTATACTCACTACCACTTAGATTGCCAAACAAACCAAAATCAAAATGAGATTTAGTTTCTGTTATATCTCCCTCATCATCTTTGTCCTCACTATGTGCAAAGTAAAAGCATTTATCTTTTGCAACAACATCACAAGGTTGTCCATACTTCTTTTTAAAAGTTCGGAGTGTTGCAACATCATCTGTCGGATATGATCTCTCAACAACTTCTTTTGCAAACTGTTGAGCGATTACATATTCATGATTAACTGTTTCCCTTGCCTCTAAAAATGCCTCTCGTTCTTGCGTGTCCTCATTTTCAAAGGTGTGTTTTATTTTATTGAACAACTTATTTCGTAGTTCAGTATTCATTCGTATTCTAGTCATTTTGCCTTTCTGGTTATTTATTTGCATTTAATTATAATTAGCACTTGACAATAGGATAGTCAAGGACTATATTTGATTTATGTTTTTTATACTGTTTAGGTGATATAAAAAATTTAGGTTCAGGGGATATCCTAAAAATTCCCCTGATCTGATCATTAGCAGGCAACCTGAATATCGGGAACCTGCTACTGATCCCTGATCCAATGTGGCAAAGTAGGACGTAAAGCCCACGCCATTGGATCTGGGATCAGCTGAGAATAAACCAGAACGGAGCCCGCAAGGGTGCAAAGTCAGCTGATCATTATTTGCTGGACCAGTGGAGGTATAGATGATTGGTACCAACCACTGCTGGTCCTGCTAATGATTAAAGTGCCAAGCTTCAAGCAACGCTTGACAATGGTTACGGGATAGTATAGGATGTATTTAGAAAGGTATAATATGACAGACAATGACAAGAAACTACACCAACTAACTGAAGGAGTTACCCGTATAGCAAACTATATGGAAGAGATCCTGCAGCTGGTAAGAGCGGACCAAGAGAGGTCTAAAAAATATATGGAAGAGAATAAGAGTGAGTAAAGTTAATCGATCAGGATCTGAAAGTACTCAGATCCTGATTAACCACTGGCGCTGGCTCATGGATCAGGGACCGAGCTACAAGCCTCAAGCAACAAGCTGCAAGCAACAAGCTGCAAGCTTGACAAGACAAAATTATAATGTTATTGTATCCTATAAACTAAAGGAGAATAAACAATGAAAAAAACAATTGAATTAATACAAATACAACAAGAAACACTTCAGGACGTTATTCAGTACCTGGATCAAATCAGTCACAGCGATACACATATTCGACACAAAGTTGATGTAACATTAAATCATCTTGATAAGTTAAAGGAACAATCGGAGGAGGAATTAAAATCATGAAAACAAGTGAAGCATGGGCCTTAGTCGGTGGCTTGAGTAAACCGTCAAAAATGCCTGGCTGGTCAATAGGTATACCCGCGAAGGAATGCAAGACTGGCGGCAAGCTCCAGCAGGTGAAGGGTTCAGTCTGTTATGATTGTTATGCGCTCAAAGGTTGTTACGTTTTCAAGGTTGTGCAAGATGCACAGTATAGAAGGCTGGCAGCTATAAGCTCACCGCAATGGGTCGAAGCGATGGCAACACTTATTAATTCAAAAAAGCCTGATGTCTTTAGATGGCACGACTCAGGAGATGTCCAAGATCTAGATCACTTGCAAAAAATTTATGAGGTGTGCAGGTT